TACACGACTATGACGATATGGTGCAGGTTTACCAAAACGGAAGTAGCAATGTGAGCGGTGCGTTTACTGCACTGAGCAAAGCGCAGGATCAAGTACTGAAGTTGAGCGCAAAGCTAGGACTGTCACCCATGGACCGCACCCGCATCATGGGAGCGGTGAACAACGTGGAATCCTCAAAGACAAAATCTGCCGAGGGTGATGCAATAGACCAATTGTTGTGAGATGGCAGGGATCGACATATCTGCACTTGATAGATTATGGAGCTACGTTGATGACGTTTTAGAAGATCGCGTAGTCGTGGGCAAGTACGTAAAGCTTGCCTATGAGCGATTTGTACGTGATTTGCGTAGCTCGGAATCTGACGATTACGAGTGGGTATTCGATCCCGAGGAAGCCGCCAGGTACATAAACTTCATAGAGAGGTTTTGCGTTCACACCCGTGGTGAGTTAGCTGGAGAAAAATTTTTTCTAAGCGCATGGCAGGTCGCTTTGTTAGCACAGTTATTCGGGTGGAAACACAAGACACAAGGCTACAGGAGATTCACAACAGCCCATCTATTTGTAGGGCGTAAGTCAGGCAAATCACAACTCGCAAGTGCCATCATACTTGCAATGGCTGTGCTGGATGACGATGGAGCGCCACAGTTTGTGACCGCAGCGACGAAGCGCGATCAAGCCCGTGAGGTTTGGGACGAAGTTGCCCGGTGCATCAAGAGCAGTCCATTGTTGCTAAAGCGTTTCAAGGTACATCGATCGGAGATACTGGGGCCACGCAACGGGACGATTGTCCCTTTAAGTTCCGACAGCTCTACGCTCGACGGTAAATCCCTGAACCTGGCATGCCTTGACGAGATGCACGCAATCAAGGATGGCAACCTTTATAGGGTACTCGCTAGTTCCATGGGTTCAAGAAAGAATCCGCTCATGCTTGCCATCAGTACTGCAGGATTTGTGGTCGATGGTTTAGCTATGCAGTTTGTCAAGGGCGGAAAAGCTGTGCTGGACAACAAAGCTGACAACGAGCGACTGCTGTTCGTTTGCTACGAGGTAGACGAGAATGACAAGTGGGATGATGAAGAGGTGTGGGTCAAGGCGAACCCTGGTTTAGGTTCGAGCATTAGCATGGAGTTCCTGCGGCAGCAGTGTAAGAACGCAAGGCTTTATGGTGGTCGCACCATTACCGAGTTTATGGTCAAGCACTTGAATATATTTGTGGGATCGGAGGATATCTGGATTGAAGATGACATCTGGATGTGTGAAGAGAACTGTCAATCCCCATCTACAGCCCATATTTTGGATGAAAAATCAGAAAAACCCCTGGCTTATTTGGGTCTCGACCTTGCCGCTACGGACGATATTACGGCTTTAGCGGTCTGTTTTGGCGATGATTCCGTGGGTTATGGCCTTGAAATGCACTACTTTTTGCCGGAAAGAGCGGTGCAAAAGAGGCTAGAAAGGGATGCAGCAAGCGTATATAACCGTTTCGAAGAGCTAGAAAACGTCCATATTACGCCCGGAAACGTCACGGATTACGACGTAATTCGGCGTTTAGTGAGCGGAAATTACGTTTTAGATGGCAAAGTTTGCTACGATCCAGACAATCTGAGCGAGAAGTACATGATCAAAGGTGTAGCGTATGACCGTTGGAACAGTTTAAATTTGATACGCGATTTGGAGGGTGATGGTGTACCGTGTGACCCCTTTGGTCAAGGTTTCGCCAGTTTGAGCTTTCCTTCCAAGGCATTAGAGAAGGCTGCACTAGACGGCAAGCTGTTTCATGGCGGAGACGAGGTGTTGCGATGGATGATGGGTAACGTGACGTTGCGAGTAGATCCTAGCGGCAACATCAAACCCGACAAAGGCAAGTCCGGCGATAAGATTGATGGCATGGTTGCGGCCATCATGGGCATCGGGGAGATGCTTACGTTCGAGGAGAAAGAGGAAGACCAAAGCTATGAGTTTTTCATGGCCATCGTTGGCGGAGATAAGTAAGTTAAAACTCCTACGGAAAGCGCACTTTTGCGCGAATGTCTGAAACAAGAAAGAATTTTTTCACACGGATAGCTGATGCTTTTCGAACCCCACAGGTCGAAGAACGCAAGCTCCCAAACTGGCTGACCACGTCACCGTTTGCTTCCGTGATTCCACGAACAGGCATCCAGCAAGGTCAAGATACCCTGCAGCTTTCCGCAGTCTACGCCTGTGTCTCCCGCATTGCAGATACTATTTGCAGCATGGAGGTAGGGGTAGAGAGTATGGGCGCTGATGGCAGTCGTGTTCCACTACAGGACCATCGTCATACGGCGCTTTTGGGTCGTTCCCCCAACCCGCTTATGGGTGCATACGAATTCTGGCAGATGTGCATCAGCGATGCTTTGCTGTACGGCACTGGTCACGCAGTCATCATGCCCGACAAGTCGGAGATGTACTGGGTACCTGCTACAGACATCTCGTACACAGTTGACACCGATTCGGGCAAGCGATTCTACAGCTACACTGGATCTCCCGGTCCAGTTCCACAGGAGCAGATTCTAGAAATCAAAGCTTTCCGTGGGCTTTCTCCTACTTACACTCAGCTTCAAAACCTCAAGACGGCTAAGTCTATCCAGGACTTTGCCCAGACCTTCTTTGATAATGGAGGTATGATGGGTGGTATCCTCAGCACGAAGGAACACCTGAACATCGATCAGATGCGTGAGGCGCAAGCGCGTTGGGAGCAGGAATACATGGGAAGCGGAAATGCGCACAAGGTAGCGATCCTTGGTGGTGGCTTTAACTACCAACCAATCGCTGTACCGCTCGACCAGTTGCAGTACATCCAGGTCAAGAAATTTAGCAGTGAGGAGATTGCTCGCATCTACCAGGTGCCACCCGCAATGATCGGGCTAGAGGGCAACACTGCTTATTCGAACTATGAACAACAAGTGCTGCAATTTTTCCAAGGATGCGTGCTGCCATGGGTGCGACGAATCGAGCTGGAGGTCGAAAGAAAGCTTCTCAATGAAGAACAAAATCTACAATGCCGTTTCAATGTTGACGGCCTTTTGCGTGCGGATAGCGCAAGCCGTTCGGAATTCTATCGAACGCTCCTCGCTTCGGGGGTCTTCTCGATCAACGAGGTCAGAGCGAAAGAAGGATTATCGCCGGTAGATGGAGGTGACAACCACCATATCCAAATCAATCAGATCCCGCTATCGTCCATGAACGATTACGCGGCTAACATAACCGATACAACAAATGGCTGATTTCTATTACAACTTAGAAGTGTACAACGCCCGTCCACAGGATTCAACGACAGCCACCGGCACAAAAGGAACTGACCGTAGTGGAGCAACCAACTGGACTTACCAGTACACTGCTTCAGATGTGGCCAATGAAGCTGCTGGTGAAGCTGCTTTTCTCGCTGCATTCGCTGCTGCCTTGCCAGGTGCGCCTGGAAACATCCGCTACATCACGGCTAGTGGTTCAGGATCGCTCTATGCTGCGCTTGACACAAGTGCGACGCAAGCCAATGATGGTACTGCAGCAAGCGGTGTTTGGAATGAGCGTGTAGGCAAGGGTGTCTATGCCTACAAGATTGGCGTATCCGCCACAAACATGGCTGGTGCCGTAACAAATACTACCGCACACAACCTTGCTTAATGGCCAAGGCGTTCAACAATTATCCATCGTCTGCTCGTAAGCGAGCTGCAGCTGCTTTGCGGCATAAGGAAAAGAACGGTACTAGCTGCGGCACCCCCGTCGGCTGGTATCGCGCTACCCAAATTTCGCAAAACAAAAAGCTTTCGATGTCAGTGATTAAGAGGACTTTCTCCTTTTTGTCGCGTGCAAAGACATACGATCAAGGCAAGTTTACAGATGCTAAGGGCAAGGATATTTGCGGTTCTATCATGTACGCTGCATGGGGCGGGGATAGTATGAAGAACTGGTGTGAACGCGTTATCAATAAACAAAGCGAGAAGCGGGCGATGACACCCGCGATAGAGAAAGGCTTGAAGAACAAGATGGAGAAGCACAACGAAAGTGTTAGCTCCCCAACCAAGAAGGCTACGATGCGGATGCTCAAGGCCGTGTTTAACCGAGGCGTTGGTGCATACAAGACCAACCCCAGTTCCGTCCGACCTTCTGTAAAGAACCCGGAGACTTGGGCATACGCTCGGGTAAACTCCTTTCTCTATGCATTAAAAAATGAACGATTCCGTAGCGGTAAGCACGACACGGATCTATTCCCAAAGGGACATAAACTATCAACCAAAAAGTGAGAATCTCTGATGAATAATTTAGAAAAAAGGTCGATTAACGTCGACATGGAGGTTCGTTCAA